ATGATCGTCTCGTTCAGGCTGCGGAGCGCGTCGTTGCGGGCGTACTCGCCGCACGCCCTGGCGAACGCCGCGTCGCCGCCCTTCACGAGCTTCTTCGCCTGGTAGCGCGCGACCTCGTCGACGGACTTCGGTTTGTACGTCGTCATGGTGACGGCCTGCTGCAGCCTGGCGCCGTTGCGCTCGGCTAGGTCGTCGTACCACTGCGCCGCGAACTCCGCCGCGACGTCGTCGTAGCCCTGCACGAAGCCCTCCATGATGAGCCTCGCGGCCTCGCGCTTCTCGGCGACGGTCGCGCCCTCGTGGGCGCGGCACCAGGCGAGCACGGCGGCCTCCACGTCGGATGCCGCCCCGTCGCCTATCTTCGCCACGGCCCGGTTGTAGGCCGCGAACTCGGCCGCGCTAATCATCGGCGGGCGGCGCGGGTTCCGCCGCCTGGGTGACGCCCGCCATCAGGTCGAGCGCCGCCGAGCGCGTCACGTTGCGCCTGATCTCGGAAGAGACGTTGCGCACCTCGTCGTCGTCGAGGCCGTTGAGGCGCCAGAAGGTCGGCGTGCCGGCGAAGCCATCGACCACCGACGCGAGCTTGATGGAGCTGTCGGTCTGCTGAGCAAGCGTCGGCATGGCGGGGTTCAGGAAGTGGACGGACACGCCGCAGGCGTCCTCCGCCTCATCGTAGGAGCACCCCAGCTCCGTCGCGATAGCGGCGGTCGCGGCCTTGGCAAGCGCCGCCTTGGCCTCGCGGATGAAGCTCTTGCACTTGAGGATGAGCGGCTCGTTCTCGGCGTAGATGGCCTCGGCGGAGCTTGGGTTGTCGCTCATGATGCCGAACTGCCCCACGTGGATGCCGGTCGCGGCGCTCATTCTCTTGCACAGGTTGCCGAAGTGCTCGGTCATGGGCTGCATGCTCGGCTGAGTTAGCTGGCCGAACTGCGGAATCGTGCCGTCCTCGGTCTTGGTGACCTCGAAGATGGAGCCGATGAAGGCGCTCCACTTGGTCTTGTCGGCGAACGCGTCGCCGTCCGTGCCAAGCAGGTACTTCTGGGTCGAGGCGGCGAACGCGGCGGCGATCTCCTCGTTGACGTTGGCGCGCATGGCGCAGTCGATGAGCCAGCGCACCTCGGAGTTGATCCTGGACACGCCGAACGGCCGGTCGTCATCGGGGTTGTGGGGCATGACGAACATGGGCACGGCTCCCAGGCCGTGCTCCACGTACTCGGCGGCCCACTCGTTGCGGCGAACCTCGCGGATGCGCACCATGCGGTCCGGCAGCATCACGTTGACCCAGTCCGGGCGGTTCGTGGGCCGCCCGCGGTCCTTGGCGAATGACACGACGAACATGCCGGAGGACAGGCACTCGTGGACGTCGTCCCAGATGCCCGTGCACAGCGTCGGCGGGTATGCCGAGATGCGGGCGTGCCCGTCCTCGTCCGCCGTCACCACGAGCATGGAGAAGCAGTACTTGAGCGCGGAGTTGACGGCCTTGCCGACGCGCGTGGCCATCTTGTTGCGCTTGGCCACGGAGGTGAGCAGGCCGTCGAAGTCCTCGTCGTCGGGGCACGTAAACCCGTCGAAGGCGATGTGGTCGCGCATGACCTCCACGCACTTGTATCCCCATCCGCACGCGACCTCCAGGTCGCGCAGCGAGTCGGGCACGGCGATGCCGAGGTCCTTGAGCATGTTGCGCGCCTCGTAGTAGTCCGAGCGCAGGAGGTTGCCCCTGTAGTGGGTCTGCCAGCTGTTGAGCAGGCAGCGCACCGTCTCGCGGTCCTCCTCGAGCAGGCCGTCGGCGGACGCCACGGCGTAAGGTATCGAGATCAAGTGACCCTCGCCTTCATTCCGGGTTTTCTCTTCGATATGTTGAGCGCGAGCAGCGCCAGCCCCGCGGCCTCGATGGGCGCGGCGTTGTCCCCGCCGAAGCCCCAGCCGCCCGACGAGCCGATCTTGCGCTTGGGGGACGTCTCGGCGGAAAGGTCGAGCGCCGGGCACGCGATGTGCGTGACCGAGCCCGCCTTCGCGCCGGACGAGATGAGGCTTGCGGCGGTCACGGCCTGGTCGGTGCTCGGGCGCAGGATGTAGTCCTTGGGCATGCCCATGCCCTCGAGCTTGTCGCACAGGGCGCCGGCGCCCGCCTTGCCGTCGATGGCGACGCAGGCGTACCTGCCCGCCCTCGCGGCGATCCAGTAGGCCAGCCAATCCGTGCTCGGCTCCGGATCCTCGCAGAAGGGCAGCTCCACGTGCACGGTCGCGGATCCGGGCGGCCGCACGGCGCACGCCACGGCGACGGTCGAGCCGTCGGCGCTGAACCTCACGCCGGCGCAGATCCTGCAGCCGGCGGTCAGCTCGGGGCCGCTCCCCACGAGGCACTCGCCCCATGCGGCGGCGCCGATGACAGGCTCCTCCACCTGGCTCTGAGGTGGCAGCCAATAGCCCAGGTATTCCTGGGCGGCCCCCAGCTCGTCCATGTCCTTCATTCCCGTGCGGATGGCGCGGATGTCGGCGTGATAGCCGAGCGAGGGCATGACCTCCGGCCATCGGCTCTCGTCCCAGATGTCGCCGACCTCCTCGACGCCGTACTCCAGCCAGAGCAGGTCGGACGCCTTCTCGCCGCCCTCCCACGCCTGCTGCCGGAGGTTCTTGAACACCTCGGCGGGGTTGCCGGCGCGGGTCGGCGTGCCGGCGTAGACGATCATCAGGTTGTGCTTGGCGCCGGACGTCGTGGTCGGGTTGATGACCTGCGTGTGGATGCCCGTGAGCTCCTGGGCCTCGTCGTATATGACGATGTCGAACGAGAAGCCCAGGCGCGAGGACTTGGTCCTCGTCGAGAACTGGATGACGCCGCCGGAGCTGAAGCGCATCCACTCCTGGCCGGTCTGCGAGCAGACCTCTACCAGGAGCTTGCGCCAGCGCGGGATGCCCTCCGACGTGTCGCCGGGGCGGCGCCCGAAGATCTTGCGGAAGCGGTCGACCATCTCCATGGTCGTCGAGTAGTTGTGCTCGGTCCAGAGCACCTTGTAGCCGGCGAGCGCGGCCATGACCGCGACCCACACGATGAGGACGATTGACTTGCCCTGCTGGCGCTCGACCGAGATGCCGACGCGCGGGTGGACCCATTTTCCGTTGGCGTCCACGGCGCCGATGTCGTGGGCGAGCTGCTCCTGCCACGGCACGAGCTTGTACCCCATCGTCGGGGCGAGCTCGACCGCGAGGGAGCCGATGGACCTCTCATAGGGCTGGACGAGGCGGAGCCTCGGCTTAGCCGAGGACGTCGCGCAGGACCGAGACGGCGTTGATGATGACATCGTCGCCACCGTCCTCCCCGGCCCCCTCTATTCGTTCAATCTGCTCGAGCGTCTCGCGGTACTCCTTGGCGAGCCGCGCCGCCTGGCTGGGCTCGGCTTCGTAGAGCTGTCGCTCGATGATCTGACGCACCCACCGGAGCCTCCCGAGCGTGTCCTGGCGGCCGTCCGGGCCGTCCGCGGGGGGCGCCGAGACGCCCGCGCCCACGGACTCCCCCGTGGACTCTCCAGTCGCGATCTCGCCGCTCTCCTTCATCCTCTTTATGAGGGCGCACACGCCCGAGCGCGACCTCTTGAGCTTCTTCGCGATAGCAGCAGGTCCGAGCGCCGGGTACGCGTTTCTGACGAACTCCCGCTCGTCCGCGGTCCAGGGCTTGCCCCTCGGCTTCGTGGACTTCGTGGACATTCCATGCACCTCCCGGTATGGACTCGGTTTCGGGGCCTGCGCAAAAAAGGCGCAATGCCGCGGGGCACGCCTTTGGCCCCCCGGGGAGGGGCCATCCCCCAGGGTCGGGTCACCACGGCAGCGAGGTCGCACAGCCGACGTCGCGGGGGCGCGGCGATATCGAGCCGTTGAGCGCGGCGAGGCTCTTGTTGCCGCGCCGCTCGTTGCAGATCCGGTGGGCCGGCGCGACGTTCGCGCGGTCGATGGGCGAGCCGCCCTTGGACACGGGCACTATCTCGTCCACCTCGAAACTCATCGGGTCTCCGGCCGGCAGGTCGTAGTCGATGGCCATGCCGCAGATGTGGCACGGCAGCCCCTGCGCCTTGAGCCAGGCGCGCACCTGCCGGCGGGCGTGGCCGTTGGCGTAGCGGGTCTTGGTGGCCAAGGCTAGCGCTCCACCGGGGAGCGCCCTCGGTTGGCCATACATTCCTCGAGCCCCGCATAGCGCAGGCGCTCGACAGCCTTGCCCGCGCCGGAACCCTTGCGCTTGCCAGCACGCCGGGCGATGCCCAAGGCGCGGCGGAATGCCCACGCCATGACGGTGTCGTACCGGTTGGCGGCGCGGACGATAGCCTCGCGTGTGACCACGGACCCACCTCATTAGGTTGTTGCTTAATAGAAAGGCCGGAGTCCCTGAACTGCTGAAGGGAACCCCGGCCACTCATCTGTGCTTCCACGCACATCCGACCCGCACACCGCGCGGGCGGCGCTGCGAATCGGCACCCTAGTTATATCCCAGCCACAACGTGCAACGGTGTGCAATTGCGTGCAATCGCGTGCAACTGTAGGCAATCACGTGCAACGGTGTGCAATTGTGTGCAATCGCGTGCAGTCCGCAGGCAAAGAGAAACCCGCCGGCGCTGGGCCGACGGGCAACGATAGAGATATATGCGGCTCAGACTGCAGCGCGGCCAAGACCTGATCGGGCTGCCGCCAGCCCGACCATGTCCGTCCAGTCCAGGGCGGCGCACAGGTCGGAGTTAACCGACCTCACCGACACCCCGAGCGTCCCCGCGATCTCCTGCAGCGTCCTGTCCTCGCAGTATCGCAGCTCCAGCACGTCGCCCCAGCGCTTGCCCGGGTTGGCCGAGCGCACGCCCGCGCAGAGCTCGCGGCCGCGCTCAACCTCGCGACGCAGCTCCGACAGCTCGGCGCTGCTGCGGCGCTCATAGTCGATCCTGTCATCCGTCGAGCGCATAAAGTCCGTCCCGTGCGCGCCCTTGCCCACGGCGTCGTAGCGCTGGGCGCGCACCTGCTCGCGCGCCTGCATCGACTCGATGACCGCCAGGCGGCGGTCGATGCCGCGCTGGGCGGCCCGTACAGTCTCCAGATATTCCCTTGCGTCCATGTGACCTCCCGCGTGGTACCATGCTCTACGCCATATAGAGGATGCCGGGAGGCGTCTTTGCCAAAGGCCGCCGGCGCTCCAGCGCCAGCGGCCTTAATTATATATCTACCTATGTCTACCTGCGGAAACTCAATATCTCATCGCGACCTCGCGGCGCATGGCCATAATCTCGTCGTGCACCGCGCCCGAGCCTGCCAAATAGCGGTCGACACTGTCGCGCTTCGGCTTGGTACCCTTGCGCCGGGCCTCCTTCGCGCGGTCCTGCTCGTGCTTGCGCCGGCAGTCCTCCGAGCAGTACTTGGCCTTCGGCGCCTGCGGGATGAAGATCCTCCCGCAGACTGCGCAGTTCCTCTCCTGCACGTCCCACATCACGGTCATCTCATCGACCTCCTGCACCTGCGGGCGCGCCGCGCCTCGATACTCTTGCGCACTCGGCGGTTCTCGATGATTATCCGCCACAGCCCATCAAACAACCTCATCGCTTAGCCTTCCTCGACCTCTTGAGCGCACGGGCCCGGTCGCGTTCCAGCGCACGCGCCCTCCGCTCCGTCTCCCCGATCTGCGCCGCCGTCACCCGCGGCGCGTCAGCCCGTCCATGCACGAGCGCCCGGCGCGCAGGACCCGACACCAGATCGGGCACCGTGCGCCAGGCGGTTGCGCGGAACAAGTCGGCCGCCGAGCGGATCACCGGCTGTTCCAGCTGTCCGCGAGCATGGCGACGGCCTGGCGGAACGGCGGCAGGTCCATGCTCCCCCACGCGACGCTGTTTGACAGACCACAGGCGGGGCACTTGACGCTTAGCACGTTGGACTTGGTCAGGGAACGCTCCCGCATGTCCTCCACCTTGGGCTCCGCCCCGCACTTGGGGCACGCCTTGAACTTGACATCGTTAAAGGTCACAGCTCTCTCCCATCTCTCTGAACTCGGCCTCGTAGCACCTCGGGCAGACGGCGTAGCCGAACCCGAGCTCGTTGTGGATCAGCCGCGAGGTGTAGCTCTCGCCGAATGCGAGCGAGCACCCGCACTCAGCGCATTCAACTGCAGTCGAGAAGTCGTCCGCACACACGCTCGCGCCATCCGGCACGTGCCAGTCCCTATACTCGGACCGCTCGGGCACCCACCTAATCGCTCGCTTCATGGGCCAGCTCCTCTCCGCAGAACGGGCAGTACTTGACCCCATGGGCGTAACCATCAACGTAAGTCGGAATCTCGACACGCTCGAAGCGCTCAACACCGCACACCGACCTGCTCGAGACCGTGACCATCGCACTTGCGTCCAATTCGATATGAATCTTGGATTCGCCAGCGCCAGACCGTATGAGAACCATCGCCCCCGCAGCATTCCCCTTTCCTCGGGGTCGATCGTCTATCTCCGTCGCGCCCATCATGTTGCAGAAACGACAGCTCATCAGAAACCGCCCCCGTTCCAGCCATCGGGCATGTCCTCGATGCGGCGCCTCGTCGTATACGTGCGCACGGTGGAAATTTCGACCTTAAATGTGCGCTTGCACTCGGGGCACTCGATCTCATCCTCGTCCTCTTCGTACTGCCACGGATCATCGATGAAACTCTCGCAGTAGGGGCAAATCAGAAACCTTTCGGCACTCTGCTCGTTCTCCCACTCAGTCTGGATACGACCCTTCCTTCGGAATTCGTCACACATCGAGTATCCCGACTTGTTAAAAAGATCTGCCAGCAAAGGCGAATACTCGCGATAGTTCGGCGTCGGCTTCCCGCACATACAGCAGGTATGCATCTTTGGCTTCTCTCTCATTTCGTGCTCCATTCCTTCTCGATTTCCCTCTCCTCCGCGACCATGATCAGCGCCTTGTTGAGGCATCGCCTCGCCTGGCGCAGCTCCTCGCAGATGTCGCACCCCTGTCGCAGCCTGTCGCACTCCCTGAGCGACCTCTTGGCGTCCTCGAGCCTGCCGACGGCAAGGTCGATCCAATCGGAGGGGCCGCACCTGTAGCTCACCGCGACTCACCCCTCACGCCGAAGATGTCGGCCAGGATGTCGCCCGGCGATGCCACGAACGGCTCGGGGCTGATCGGGTCGTAGGTCACCTCGAGGTAGCCCGGGTAGCCGATCGTCACGCCCGTGGGCTCGCGCCCCGGAAGAAGCTGGTAGCCCCAGGCCACGCTCACCCTGTGCTCGTCCAGGATGGTCTCGGTGCGCTCCACGCGAAACCTGTAGCCGCCCACCCGCTCCGTGTCGTACGTGTCGTCGGCCCAGGGAATCCGGTGCCTGTCGAGGGCATCGCGGTAGGCCCTCATCACCGCTGAGATCTCGGTCAAAACGTCTCTCGCTTTCTCTCCTCGGACAATATGGCATTAATTGCGGCCTCGGCCTCCTCGGCCGTGCCGCCTGTGCCGTCTAGCGGCGGAAACCCCAGCGCCTGCTGCCCCAACTCCTTCGCGCCCGTTGGCCCACTTTTGGCACGCCTGTGCTCCGGCTCCTCGTCCTCCGGCTTTTTGCCGCCCACGATGGCGGCGACCCTCTCGTACAGGTCGGCGCGCTGCGCCTCGCGCGCCTCCGTGTCGTGGAGCTCCTGCTCCTTGGTCAGCCGGTCGGCATCCCCGCGCGACATGACGTTTGCCATGTAGATCCGTGTCAGGTCGAGCGGGCGGCCTCCGGCGGGGTCGGCCTTCTCGTTCCTGAGCATCTCCAGGAGGGTGATCATGACGCCTCACCCAGCTCGCGCCTGAGTTCGACTATGCGCTCCGCATCCGTTTTCACGGGCTTCCACACGGAGGCCCGCTCGACCTCCTGGGAGGTCTGCCCGCCCCGCGCCTTGCGGTCCGCGTCGAAGCCGACCTGCTTGCGGCTCCAGTTGCGGGCGAGCGCCCACACGTCGGTCACGAGCAGGCCGCTCGGCAGCGTCCAGCCCTGCGCGGCGTAGTGGTCGAAGAACTGGCGGGGGTCGCCGCGCAGGCAGTTGGCGGCGAAGTAGGCCTCGACGTCCTCCATCGAGGGCGGGTCGAAGTCGTCGGGGGCTTGGCGGGACGCGCTATAACCCGCAAGGGTTATCTCCTTCTCCTTCTCCTTCTCCTTCTCCTTCTCCTTCTCCTTCTCCTTCTCCTTCTGTTGGCTACCCCCTTGGCTACCCCCTTGGCTACCCCCTTGGCTAGGCACCCGACCGGAAGACTTTGCGGCCCTTGCGCGGCCCCCCATGCTACCGCTCACCATGGCGTCGATGCGCCCCCTTGCGAAGCTGAAGGCCGCCATGGTCGCCGGCTTCAGCTTGGGCTCTACGCCCTCGTAGCCGTAGCGCAGCATCGCCCAGGCGAGCGCCATGCCCTCCCTGTCGCCGAGCGCACGGCATCCCTCGTAGAAGTCGCGGTTGAAGTTGAACTTATCCATCCATGTCACCCCCGTAGATCGAATCGGTGAAGGCCGCGGCGGCCTCCCTGTCGCGGCCCGGCAGCACCGAGCCGTATATCTCGAGCGTCGTCTTGACGTTCGCGTGCCCCAGGCGCTCCTGCACCAGGCGCATGTCCCACCCGTGCGTGAGCAGCCACGTGGCGTGCGTGTGCCGGAGCGTGTGGAAGACCGTCTCCCCGGGCAGCTCGAGCTCGCGCGCGATCGCCTTGAACCGGGCCGTCACGGTCGACGGCCTCGCGAGCCCTCCAGCGGGCCCGAAGGTGATCAGGGGCGCGGCCGGCCCCTTGCGGACGAGCCACGTGTCCTGCCAGGCCAGGTGGCGCTCCAGCTGCGCCTCGACCGCCGGCGGGATCGAGACGTTCCGCGAGCGCTTGCCCTTGGTGAAGGGCTGCCTGTGCAGGCTGGGCTTCTCGACGGCCTGCCCGGCCACGTGGATGTCGTGCAGCGAGCGGCGCCAGTCGCGGCGCTGCAGGCCGCAGACCTCCCCGACCCGCATGCCCGTGTGGAGCGCGAGGAAGACCGCCATGGCCTCGGTGCGCCGGGCGATGTTGGCGCCCGTGGCGTCGTGCGAGGACATGGCGGACACCATCGCGCGGGACAGCCCGTCCGCATCGAGCTCGGACAGGGCGAATGGCTCCCCGGGTTTCACCTTGGGGGCCGGGACCTCGAGCATGACGTTGTAGCCGATGACATGGCGCCACTTCCCGTACGCGACCTTGAGCAGCGAGTGCATGAGCCGCACGGTCTTGGGCGACAGCCCCTTGCCCGTCCTGGGCGCGAGCAGCGTGCGGTACGCCGCCGACACGTCCCACGGCTGCAGCTGGTCGTAGGGGATGCGCCCGATGGTCGGCTCCACCATCGTCCTGACCGCGCTGCGGTAGGCCGCGACGGAGTTGTCGGACAGGTTGTTGACGGGGTCGGAGATATAGGCCTCGAGCATCGAGGACAGGCGCTTGGAGCTGTCCTGCGCCGAGGAGGGGATATAGGTCGCGACCCATTTGTCGCACTCGGCCTGGGCCTGTTCGCGGGGCAGGTCCCCGTCCCAGGACTTATACGGCCTGATCCGCCTGCCGGTCACGCGGTCGGTGCCCATGTAGGGGCGGGCGAACCAGCGCCCGTCCGCCCCGCGCTGCACGACCGCCCGGCGCCCGCTAGAGGTCGGCATCGACACCAAGCCCCGCCGCCATGTCGCGGATCTCCCCGCGCGCGTCCAGGTCGTAGTACAGCGCGTCCTGCTCCTCTTCGACCGAGAACCCACAGCGTACCGCGATGGCGATGAGCTCAAGGCGCATGGCGTCCTCGGGAACGCCGACCCTGACGCCGGCCGAGAGCAGCTCCGAGATGGCTGCATCCGCGAGGACCAGGAGCGAATCCGGATCGTAGGTGCCGACGTGAAGCGATGGACCGGCATTGCCGTCCGCGTCCACCGTGGCCACCATTGCCTCACAGCAATCAATCGAGCCCTGGTACCGCCACGGGTTGATTTGGACGTCAACCGTGACGTAGTTCTCGTCCTCGCTACTCATCCTTCTCATCCTCCTTGGCGCTCGCCTGCACCCTCGCCATGAGCCACACGTCCTCCTCGCCGGGCTCGAAGCCCGCGGAGCAGAAGATGTCATAGTGGTCGAGCCACGCCTCCGCGGCGTCGCCGCCCCAGCGGTTGTTTAGCTGGGCCATGTCCTTGGCCGCCGCCATGAGCCAGCAGCCGACCTCGTACTCGCTGGGCCTGCACGCCTTGAGGTTGCGGGCGAACTCGTCGCGTACAGCACCGAAGCGTTCCTCGTTCTCGGGGTTACTGTCGCCGCCCATCGCCACGAGCAGCGCGGGCGGGTCCTCGCGGCCCACGCGCACCTCCATCATGAGGTCCTTGGACATGGAAAAGGAGCCGGACGCCACGAAGCCGATCAGGCTCCTGTACAGCCCCTCGAGCGCCGCCTTCTCGCGCGCGGCCTCCTGCTCGGCCCGGATCTCCTCCTCGGTCTTCTCGGGCTCGGCGCCCGAACCGTCATCCGGCTCGTAGAGGTACCAGTATCTGCCATTCCACACGGCAACGGTGCCGGCGGCGAACTCCTTCCCATCGAGCTTCTCGGCAGCGAGGCCGACGTTGACCCAGTCCGTGTAGTTGAAACCCTCGGGCTTTTCCTTCACCACCGGGATGCCCGCGTCCCCGAAGGCGTCGTAGTCCTCGGCCTTTGCCTCCTCGCGCTCGTTGCGGCGGCGGATCTGGTCGGCCTTGCCCGCCCAGCCGTCGCCGGCGGCGAGGACCGCCTCTACGTCCCTCTCGTCGTCGAAGGCGCTCGCGGCCTCGAGCTGCTCCAGCGTCACCTGCACGCCGGCGCCGATGCGACCGCGCAGCCTGCGCGCCGCGCGGATCTGCCCGGCGGTGGCGCGGCTCGCGCGCTCGATGCGCTGCTCGTCGACGCCCAGCACGAGCATCTGCTGCACGCCGCGGGCGCGCTCCGCCTCGGTCAGCCGGCGCTTGTCGTCGGTGGCGAGCATGGCGACCAATTCGTTGGCCTCGTCCATGGTGTCGGCCACCAGCGCGGACACCTCGCGGTCCTCCCCGTAGAGCGACGACAGCGCGCGGTAGCGGCGCTCGCCGTCCACGATGCGGTAGACGTTGCCGTCCGCCACCACCACGGGCGGGTTCAGCGGCTCGCCGCCGGTCGCCTCGATGCTGCGGGCCAGGGCGCCGATGTCGCCGAAGTCCTCGCGCGGGTTCTGCCCGCTCGGGCGGATGTCGCCCAGGCGCACAGACTTCTTCTCGAATTGCATGTATCCTCCTGTCTCGAGGCCCGTGGCCTCGCATGAACTGCCATAGCGATCGGGGCGGAGGTCCGGATGGTCGAATTGACGAGCGAGGAGCAGTCCTATCTCAGGAGGCTCCTCGAGATTGAGGAGAACGGCGGGTCTGTGGACGAGCACATAGCCCGCAGGCTCTACGGCGAGCTGTCCGAGGTGGCAGCCACCGACGGGCACGGTAACGAGAGGCTCAGATACTCGCCGGAATACGGCAGGGAGCGCGCCGTCTACGAGGCGCTTGCGGAAAAGGGCCTGATCGCGCCGCAGCCGGTGCCCGGCGCGCGGGCGGAATTCGGCGAGCTGACATCGGAGGGGCGCTGCTGGTTCCGCGACCGCGACGAGGCGGCGCGCATCGAGCGCGAGAACGTCCGTGGCGGGCGCAGGCACGACTACCTCGTGGCGCTCTTCAGCGTGGTCTCGGGAGCCGTCGCGGGCTTTTTCGGCGGGACCTACGGCCACGGCCTGATCGCCATCATCCGCTCGTGGCTTGGGCTATAGCAAAGCCGATGGCGAAGAACACGCTGTAGGAGATGATGAAAAGTATGATCGCCCAGGTGGGCGGCCTTCTTCCCATAGGGCGGCTCCCTTCCCCGGGCCGCCGCCCCGATCGCTATGCAGCTGTCAAGGTAAATGGTGACTAGTAGTACATCCCGCTCGGAGCGGTCCCCTCGATGGCGCCGGCGACGGCGATGAGCGCGAGCATCACGACGGCGCACGCCACGCTGCGCACGCTCTCGGGCAGCGAGTCCCACCACGCGCCGAGCCTGCAGCCGGCATCCCAGATAAGGTCGACCATCACGCCACCCGCCTCGGACGGCGCGGCGGAACGCAGTCGGGCGAGGGCAGCGCCGGCACCGCGCCGCGCGCCCTGATGGCGGCGTCGATGTCCTCGCTGCTCACCACCTCGCGCGAGCTGTTCGGGTTGAGCGACGGGTAGCGCGGGATGATCCCCTGCATGACCATCGCGCGGAACGTGACGTTGTCGCAGCAGGCGTAACGCGCGCCCTTTGCTATCGACATCCACATGGCCTTCTCCTTTCATTCGTATGGGCCAATCCCTTGCCGGAGGGCCGCACCGATAGATGCAGCCGGAGGGCGCTCCCCCGCCAAAGGGAGCGGTGCCGCCGCCCCGCCAAGTCGGCGGCGGACACCTTGCGGGCCGGAAGTAGGGGGTCCGGCCCCGTCGCGCCGCGGGCCCCGCGGAATGGGGCGGTGCGGAACCCGTGGCGCGACGGGGGCGGGCCCGGCCTCAGCCACGGAGCGAGGCGAGCACCCACGCCGCGATGAACGGCAGCGCGGCCGAGAAGCACACCCGCGCCAGGCCGTAGGCCCCCTGCGCGGCGCACATCCAGCCGGCGGCGTCCATCACGACGGCCGAGGCCAGCAGCGCCCGCCTCATTCGCGGTCCCCAGACGAGCTGTCCCCGCTGCGGGACGTCGTATCGGACGCGATAAGGTCGGCCCCGATCTCCACGCCGTCCGCGAGCGAATCCAGGATCTCGCGGGCGGCGTCGATGTGGCCGGCGGCCTTGTCGAGCCTCTCCTGCAGCTCGTCCACGCCCTTCAGCTTCACGCCGAGCGTGAGCTCGCCCACCTTCTTGCCTTCCACCTCTTCCCCCTTCCGGCCTAGGCGGCCTCGTCCGTGTTCCAGCCCATCAGGTCGTTGGGCGTGCAGCCCAGCGCCTGGGCGATGGCATACGCCTTGTCGACGCCCGGGACCATCGAGCCGTTCTCGTATCCGATGATTGAAGATGCCGAGAGCCCCGCCTTGTTAGCCAACTGCTCCTGAGACATATCGGCTCGAGCGCGGGCGGCGCGCAGGTTCGCACCAAACTCGTCCTTCGAAAACTCCATTTCGTCCTCCTTCAAAATGTGCGGGTTTCTTCCTGTTGCTTGAAACTATAGGCGGATGTCTGCCTATTGGCAAGAGAAAACTTTGCAGAATCTTGCTCATTCTTAAGAAAAGCTATAGGATTCTCGGCAACAACCGTCCTATTTAGGAGGCGTATATGAATCTAAGAATTAGGGAAGTGAGAAAGAACCTTCACATGTCCCAAACGGAGCTTGCCGACGCAACAGGAACAAGCCTGAGAACGGTCGGCTCTTGGGAGAGAAGCGAGAGCCTCCCCAACGTCGAGCAGCTCTGGAAGTGCGCCAAAGCTCTTAACACCGACCCCAACGACCTCCTCGGCTGGTACGAGGAGCATCCCGAGGACAAGCCGACGGCGCCGGCTGGCGCGGAGGGCGAGCTGATCGCCTGCTACCGGCAGAGCACCGAGAAGAGGCGCTCGAAGATCCTGGAGACGGCACGCGACCAGGCCGAGCTGTCCCAAGCGCAGGCTGCAGCGCCTGAAGGCGAAGGGCTGGAAGAGGATCAAGTAAGGTCCGCGTAGACACGGAGCGGAATATATGATTGGAGGGTGAACTGATGCCGGGAGATTCGAGGAGGCATATGAACGCGCTGATCGGCGAATGCGACTCAATCCTTGCCGGGGTCTACGGCGAGGACACGCAGCAGCACATCGACAACTTCATGACCGAGATGGAGGGGTTCAGCTTCTATCTCCGCTTCGGCGGACAGGGCATCCTGCAGAGCCGGACGCTCGACGGTGTACGCAGGGCGCGCGGATGGCTCGTAGCCAACATGACCAACATCTGCGGGCCCGAGCCGGCGCCCGCCGCCACGATCGCCACCAATGCGACCGCCACGGCGCGAGCCGAGGCGAACATAAGCGCCGAGATCAGGCAGACGGTCGATGCCGTGCGCTCGGCAGACGGCCTCACCGATACCGAGAAGGACCTGCTCGAGCTTGCCATCAGCAGGATGCGCAACGAGGCGGATGCGGCGGATGAAAAGGGTTTCGCCAAGCGTGCAGCCGAGGCGCTGGATATAGCGTCCAAGGCCGCAGGGCTCGTCCCCGCGGTAGCTGGCGCCATCGGCGCGCTCGCGAAACTGTTCGGGGCCTAGGCGCCAGCTGTTCCCCCATTTTCGTAACGTCACGGAAATGGCCGGCTGCTTGACCGCGCCGACGGCAAACGGTAATTTGGACAGCGGTATTGACGCGGGGACCCCACGGGGCCCGCGTCCAAAGGAAAGGCGGCTGTCCCCGAGGACGGCCGCCTTTCTTCGTTTATGAGCATCCCGACGAGAGGATAGAATCATCCACCGAGGTGATTCGGATGTGGAGACTAAAGATGGACGAGACAAACGTTATCGTCAAATTCGGCGGAAACATAGACAGCGTCGACATCAATACGTTCACGAGGACCGTCCTCGGCTACGCGAGCGCCATGCAGGCGGCGTGCGGGGATATCGACGCGTCCCAGGCGCTCGACATCCGAATCGGCGAGACGAGACCCGGATGCCTGGAGGTAGACCTCAAACTCGTCACCGACTCCATCAAGGGAATGATCGACTTCGCCTCCGCCGCCGCACCCATCCTCCCGCAGGTGGTAGCGACTGCAACGGAGCTGTATAAGCTGCTCTCCTTCCTCGGCAAGAACGGCAAGGAGGAGACCGCGACGATCGAGTCCGGCAAGAACCGCGTGACCGTCGTGGCATCGAACGCCGAGAAGATGACGGTCAACCAGAACACGTACAACATCTACACGGGGAACCCCGACGCCACGAAGTCCATCGTCAACTCTTTCAAGGAACTGGAGAGCCGCCCAGAGATCGAGTCGCTCGAGATCATCGACCCGAAACCCGAAGGCGCGCACTTCAAGGCTGATCGCGATGACTTCCAGTACATGGCCGCCGCCCCGCTCTATGAGGGTGCCGACACCAAGACGGTCATCTCGACCGAGCAGCCCCTATCCCTGCTCAAGGTCGTGCTGAGGAAATCGACGAAGAGCATGTGGCGCTTCGGCTGGAACGGAGTCCCCATCTCGGCGAACATATCCGACAACGACTTCTTCGACCATTTCTCCGACTACAGTTTCGGAATCGGTGACGTGCTCATCGCCGACATGAAGATCACGAAGCGCTACAACAGGGACCTCAACACGTACATGAACGAGCGCTACGAAATCGTAAAGGTCCATGACAAGAAGACGGCGCCGAAGAACCAACCACTAATTTAACTAAAGTCCCACACAGCAATCTTAACCGGGCCGCGGGGGCAGTATATAACTATAAATACTTGCTAGTTTACTTGATTGCTAACTATCAACTGTTTATAATTAAATTGTCGAAAGGAGGAGAGATGCCCAAGGAGCAGGAGCCCGCGCAGGTGCTCAAGCGGTTCAAGAAGGAGGGTTGGACGCTCTACACCGGCAAGGGTAGCCATGTGGTCGCGCGAAAGGACGGGGTCCAGATCAGCGTGCCCACCTCCAAGAAGGAGATACCGATAGGGACGTACCGAAAAATAGCTAAGACGGCGGGGTGGCTCTAGCCCCGCCCCCTTGGGGGTCGAAAGATATGAAGACATACGTTTACCAGGCGGTGCTCACACCCGACGAGGACGGCGGCTACGACGTGGAGTTTCCCTCACTGCCGGGATGCTTCACCTGCGGCGACACGATTGCCGAGGCCGCCGAGCAGTCCGTGGACGCGGCGAGCACCTACGTGGCCGCGCTCGTGAAGGACGGTCTTGCCGTGCCTGAGCCCGAGTTCATCGAGCCCGCAGACGGCGGGCTCTCCATGATGGTCGCCTTCTCCACGGACGAGGGATACATCGTGGAGGGCGAGACGGTCTCGGCGGCCGAAGCCGCGCGCAGGCTCTCCGTCTCCCCCGGCAGGATCACCCACATGCTCGACTCGGGGATTCTTACGGGCTACCGCAAGGGCCGCCGCACCTACGTGACCGTGGAGAGCATAGCGGCGCGCCTGACCGACACGCCCCGCTCGGGCAGGCCCAAGCGCCGCGCGGTCGCGTAGCCGGCCTCAACGCAAACAAAAAGCCCCGTGCGGCAATCTTGGCGGATCCGCACGGGGCATATGCCCTCCGGCAAAAGGGAAAGGCAGGACCATTATATGGCAACCAACGAGAACTCAAGGTCAAAACTCGGCTCCAAGCGCGAGGTCGCGCCCGGCAAGTGGGTGATCCGCGTGCAGGCGGGCTTCCGCGCGGACGGCCATGTGCGCCGCGTGTCGCGCACCGTATACGGCACCGAGACCGAGGCCGATATCGCCATCGCGCAACTTGCACAGGAGCTGGGCGTGTCCCAGGCGGCGCACGCGGGCGTGACGCTCGACATGTACTACTGGGGCGTGTTCCGCGACTCCCCCAGCAACCGCGGCAAGCCGCGCTCAAAGGCGAGCCTGCGCGAGTACGACGGGCAGATGTGCAACTACATCTCCCCCGTCCTGGGGAGCATCGACATCTCCGAGATAACCCACGACATGATGCGCGGCTGCATCGAGCGCTCGGGCGCGCCGGCCAAGACCAAGACCACGCTGCGCGCCGTCATGCGCCGCGCCTTCGACGACGGCTGGGTGACGGTGGAGCCCTTCCGCCGTCGCGTGATCGCGCCCAAGGCAAAGCAGGCGCCCGTGGAGCCGTGGAGCATCCCCGAGGCCGCCGAGGCGCTGCGCAGGCTCGCCGCCAGCGACGACCGCGCGGATCTGGTCATGAACGCCTACCTCATCTTGGGCCTGAGCGGCCTGCGCAAGGAGGAGGCGTTGGCCGTGCGCCCGTGCGACCTCAAGGTCACCACGACCTACGACTTCGCCACGGGCCAGCCGACGGTATCGGAGTACATCGAGGTCTGCCGCGCGTACACGGACGAGGACGGCGTGAAGGAGACCAAGAACGCCCATTCCGTGCGCACCGTCCCGGTTTTATTGGCGGGCCGCGAGCGCCTGCACCAGATCATGGACGAGCTGCGCCCGAGCATAACCGTCGAGGGCGGCACTTCGGTTACGGAGCAGGTGCGCGAGTGGAGCGGGCAGCGCATCGTCAACATGCGCGGCGACAACCTCGTGCGCGCCTGGCGGCGCATGTGCGCACGCCATGACCTGCGGTATATCCCTCCCAAGGCCCTGCGCCACACGTCCGAGACCATCATGGCGGCGACCGAGGTCGACCCGCTGAGCATCATGGACCTGCACGGCCATACGGACCTGGGGACAGATTACCGCCACTATATAAAACCGGGTCTCGCGGAGCGCGAGAAGGCCGCCAGACAGGTCGGGCGCGCCCTGCAGATCGTCGAGGGCGGCGGCGCGGACGGCGGTTTTAATGGCACCGGTCGCAGCGCCGAGACGCTCTAAATTGCATTTTCTAGGTCCAGTACCTGCAAAATGCATAAAACGCCCCCTGCCGCGCATAAACGGCAGGGGGCGTAAAACGCGAACGGTAACGGACGGTTATGATTCGGCTTATCCGTAAACAAAAAAGGTCAGCGCCGAAGCGCTGACCTGTGCGTTCTCTGGTGGGCCGTCAGGGGGTCGAACCCTGGACCTTGGGATTAAGAGTCCCCTGCTCTACCAACTGAGCTAACGACCCAAAGCTAAAGTCCGTTGTGGCAGACTTTAGAGGAGATATCGTGTGGTGGGCCGTCAGGGGGTCGAACCCTGGACCTTGGGATTAAGAGTCCCCTGCTCTACCAACTGAGCTAACGACCCGATATCAACA